GCACGTCCTGAGATCGAAGTAACCCCAAAGACCACGCAGTCTTCAGAATCTTTAGAATAGTTTTTGTCCAAATCATATAGATACTCTTTTCTTACCTTACAATAAATCGGCGGTATATTAGCATTTAAATAAGACATAGTAAATTATTTTATTTCACCCCAGTTGGGGCCAGATTCGTAATCTACTTTATTAGGTACTTCTAAGTCAACTGCATTTTCCATTATGTCTTTTATCTTCGCTGCTTCTAAATCATTTGTCACAGAAAAATCTAATTCGTCATGTATTTGTATGTGAGCTGTAATTCCTTCTTTGTGTAAATCAATCATTGCTCTTTTAGTCATGTCTGCAGCTGATCCCTGTATTAATCTATTTAAAGCTTTATACGTAAAAGCTCTACGCAAATCATTATTATACCAATAGTTTCTTTTAGGTTTACCATCTTTATCTTTAATTATGTTATCTTCTAAATCTTTTAGATGTGGTCCCATAGATTGAAGTTCTTTTATTCTCTCATGATCTTCAGGTGGTACATAAGTTCCCCAGTCAGAACCTTTTAGTACAGGTTCGTACTTTGGAAAACGACACCTTCTTCTGAGAAGTGTTCTAACAACTCCTTTGTTTTGTGCTATGTTCATTATTCTATTCATCAATTGTTTTACAAAAGGAACTCTCTTATGATATTTTTGAAACAACTCTTCCGCTTTATCTTTTGATACACCTAACTCTGCCTGGAGTTTTGCTTTACCCATACCATAAAACAATCCTAAATTAATTGTTTTTGCTTGCGATCTGGGTATCTCTGCCATGTCTGCAACTATCTTATGAAAGTCTGCACCGGCATCATTTTTATATTCATTTGCAATTGCATAAGCTGTCGGTAGTTGTGCTTTTATTCCGTAATGTGCAACAAGTCTTGGTTCTTGTTGTGAATAATCAAAACAAGCCCACTTCATTCCCTCTTCAGGTATAAATAGAGATCTAAGCATTGGTCCTGTTACTGGATCTCTTGCAGGTATTTGCTGTAAGTTTGGATTATGATAACTAAATCTACCTGTAACTGTGCCTCCATCATCAGATCTAATTTGATTTATATCTGAGTGTATTCTTCCACGATATTCATATTTAATTATTGAATCTATAAAAGTTGTTCTAACCTTGTTTATCTTTCTAGCTTCTGCTATCATTCGAACTAGTGGATGTTTATGATTAGCAATAAAATTTTTTGTAAATGATGGTTCGTTTGTTTTCTCAGTTCTGGAATATTCTAGTTTTAACTTATCAAAGAGTGGTGCAATACTTCTTGCTGCCATTAATTGAATTTCTACTCCACTTTCTTTTTTTATTCTTTGGAGTAACATATCTTCTTGTAGCTGTAGTTGTCGCTTCAATTCATGGGCTCTGCTCACGTCCACTCTCACTCCAAGAAATTTCATGTCAACAAGACAAGGAAAAAGATCAGTCTCCAAATTAAATATATCTTGAAGATCGTCTTCTATAATTTGCTGTTTAAATTTTTGCCAAAGTTCTAAGGTTAGTTCAGCATCTCTCTCTGCGTATTCTCCAACTTCCATGGCAGGTAACTTCCACATGTCTGCTTTAGGATCTAATCCTCTTTCTTTTGCAGCTTTTAAAAGTTGCGCTTCACTTTTTCCTCTGCCAAGAAAACTCCATGAACAAGAATTTAAAGTATATTGAAATCTATTTTCATCAACCAGAGATGCAGCTATCATTGTATCTACAATTAAACCATTGATTTTAAAATTTAATTTACGTATCCAACATACGTCATACATAGCGTTGTGAAATATTTTTGTAGCGGGTGATGCACATATATCTTTAAACCACAATAATACTTTGTCTCTATCCATATTGGGTCCCTCACCATGTGCAATTGGAAAATAACCTTTCCAACCATCAACGGCTACTGCTATACCAACTATTTCACCATTGTTTCTCATGACTCCTGAACCCAGTTTCTTTAGATCTGGATCTCTTGTCTCCAGGTCAATTGCTATTTCCTCTGCATGTCTTAAGTCTGGAAACTCTTTTGGTGGAATCCATTCAGTCTGTGGTAGAATCATTTTTCATTACCCTTCCTATTACAAAATAAATTATAGTTCCAGCAATCATTATTGCGATGATACCCATAAGTAACATCCCAAAACCATACAGAGCTGTCATTTTTTATCTTTCAATTTTTTTATTTCTAAATCACAATAGTGTTTAATTTTTTCAAGATCCTCTATACCATTTTTGTGTAAATATCTACAGACATATTTCACAACGTTACCTTGAAAAAAAGATAAATCATTCTTTGAAATAAATTCGTAAGGTTGAATGTGAAAGTCTTTATAATGACTCCCACCTACCTGGCGTTGTTGAGGAAAAGAATCCTTAAATATATCTTTGTTTGTCATAATTGATACTCCTTGTCTTTGTCTTTTGTTTTTAGTTTATATAAATTATTACGAGCTCTTGTAATTCCAACATACCAAACACGATGTTCTTCATCACTTTTTGCCATGCTTCTTCTTATGGAATTTTTTATTTTTTCCCCTTGATGCATGCATAAAATTACATTATCCTCTTCACCACCTTTTATTGCATGGATTGTAGAAACCCATATCCTAGCACGTTTATCTAAATTTTCTTTTTGATTAAGTAAATTTTGTATATAATTTTTTTCTTTTTCGGGAACTTTAGTAAACAAATCATACCAATTTATTTTCTCAGTAACTTTTTTCTTATCAGTCAATTCTAGTATATCTTTCCACTCTTTTTCTTCTAATTTGTCATTATTGTTGACCCATCTATTATAGTTTTGTATTTTTCTATATAGTCTTACTTTGTAGCTTTTACCTTTATTGCTTTGATAATATAAGTTTTTCTTTTTTAGTTCCTCCATTATCTCTATGGCTTTATCTTTGGTTCTAGTTAAGATTAACCATTTACCTTTTGTTAAATCTACTTGCCCAAGATTAGATATGTATTGTGCTGTGCCTTTATAACTTCTTGGTTCATATGTTTTATTAAATTTTATTCCACGTATCTTGGTTATTGGAGAAGTTGCTGCTGCTTGCACTACTTGTGATACACGTTTTGATTTTTTTAAAACTTTTTCCTTTGCCTCTTCTATTATAAATTTTTTAACATCAGCCCCAGCCCATGCAAATATAGCCTGATCATCATCTCCTGCTAGATATATATCTTTAGTTGTTTCTTTTATTTTTTCATACAATTTCCATTGTAGTGGCGATAGATCCTGAGCTTCATCAATAAAAACCACATCAAATTTTGGAATTTTATCATAATCAATTAACATTTGAATCATGTCATTAAAATCATACAGTTTGTGGTAAGCCTTATAGACTAATAAGTTTTGATAAATATGATTTAAAGTATTCCAATTTATTTCTTTTCTGTCGTGTTCTGCTAAATCAAACTCTTCCTCTATATCTATATTTTTATTTATTGCTCTATTAATTAATTGAAAATATGGATTGTTACATGTTAAGTATGTAGACTCTTCTTCATTATATTTATCTGTGTATGAAACTCGTATGCCTAATCTTTTACCTAGTAATTCATAGTGTACAGGTTGCATAACATTCTCTTCTTTTAACTGTAATGTTTTGTATGCAAAAGAATGAAACGTTTGAAAGTATGGTAATTTTTTATCTGATACAGGCATTCTCTCTCTTGCTTCTTTTGCAGCTTTTCTTGTAAAAGCAAAATAACCAATACGATCTAGTCGAGTTCCTATTCTTTGATAGGCTCTAGCTCTGCTAATTAATCTATATGTTTTACCGGTACCTGGGGGACCATAATATTTATATATCATGCTATGTCCTCTTCATCGTATTCCATAATTTCGTTTGGCGCTTCTTCTTCTTCAAACTTAACACTATCTATTTCTAACACCCACAAGTTTGGATTAGGATTCTTTTGATCTTTTTTCTTTGGATATCTTTTTTGTTTATACTTAGCTTTAAAATTATCTTTCACATATTCTAAAGTTTTATCACTCTTCATTGTCCAACCACTTCTTTGCAATTCTTTAAAAAAATGTGACCATGTAAAGTATGCTAGTTTAGATTCATCATCTATATAAACAGACCCTTGAGAAAAAGATAAATAAGAATTTGCCTCCGGTCCATTTATCCAATCTTTTATTTCTTTAAATAAAATTCCAATTGGTTGTGTTTCTTTTTCTGGAAACTCTGGATTTGCAGTGGATAACAAACCGTTTATCATTTGTGTAAACTTAGTATTTTTAATTGTAGGTGGTAATATGTTAGCGTGTGCTGCTAACAAAGATTTAATTCTTTTTTGATCAATTAAGTATTCAATATTTTTTGCATGTATTATTTTTATTTTACCACTTGGCATTTTAACATGTATGTCATACGCAGGATCTGGTTTATATTCCCACTTGGTTACAGTTACTATCTCTGGCCAATCACCAAACACCTGTGATCCAATACCATACTTTCTAGATATACAAATATTTTTATGACAGTTTGTATTTACAGGTTTACCATGACACTTAAAACCTTTAGTTTCTTTTTTCCAAAGTTTTATTTTTTCATCTATCTTTCGTGTGTCCCAACTTTGATCATATAAAATTAATTCTTCTGCTTTTCTTTTTACTTCTGTTTCCCACTTATCAGAATATTTTTTCTTAGCCCATACCATTATGTTATATAAAAATTCATCTCTTCCATCTGGTAGTCTGTCGTATCTACCACCTAACTCTGAATCTACATAACTCCCATCTCTTAACTGTCCACAAATTATACCAAGACATGGTGGTCCATCTTTAAATTCATTATCTTCACCTTGTAAAACTTCTTGTATTGAATCTGTGCCAATGTTTTTTAGTTCGTCTCTGCTTCTAGCATTTAAACTTACACACTTCATAAACGTATCGAAATCCATTTCTTCTCCACTTGGATACAATGCAACCCTTTGATCTTTGTTAAAGTATGGTAGATTTATAAAATGACCGTTTGATTTGTTTCCATCTTGTGATTTTAATGTTGTTTGTTTTGGAAATATTTCAGTCTTCGCGGGTAATCCTAATATGAATAACATATTATCTAAAAATTCTCTTATGTCTGATGCTTTTACTTTTTCTCTTGCAAATACATACAAGTGTAAACCACCACTTTTTGATTTTATTGGTATCAGTGGTAATTCTTTTTCTGCTATTACTTTTAAATATTTCTCTGCTTTAAAATCAGAATAGTTTCTTGGATCTATATCTATTGCACCAAACACTGCATTGTCATCATCATCACAAGGTTGAATACCCATTGATCCTTTACCTTCTAAATGATTTATATAATCTTCATCAGTTACCGATCTTTTTGTCCAACCATAATCTTTGTTGTCAAATTTTATTTTACCAGTAGCTGGATCTTTTATACCTTTAGATATGTCACAATATCCAAAATTACGTTTTAATCCTGTAAATACATGTATGAATTCTTTCATTTTAAATAGGGCGGCTTCAGTCTCCCTAAACCGCCCCACTCCTAGGAATTATGCAATATCTTCTTTTGCACTATCAACCTTTTCATACTTAGGTTGAGTTGAACCTTTAAAAGCCTCTGATTGAAGCTTTTGTGCCATTTGATACACGGATGCATCATCTTGATTAGACATTTCTAACATTCTAACTTTTGATGGTTTATATACATGCCAGTTCTTATCACCCCAACTTTTACCTGCTGTCTTTAAGTTAAAGACTGCTGCGTATGCTGCTGGTCTGAAAGTACCTTTATCATCTGATGATCTCAAGTTTTGAATTAAATTATTTAACTCTCTACCTGGAGTTAAGTTAGATGATCTCATTGGTATAACAGCTTTTCTTGTTTCGCCATCAACCAATGCTAACACATAAAAGTACATGGTCTTTTCTACATAATTACCATTTGATAATCTGTATTTACCATTTCTTTCCTCTATTGCATCTTTTGGTGGTTCCATATGAGTTCCAACTGGTGCCAGTGCACTGTCTCCTCTCTCTTGCCACTCTGGATATCTAGTCTGCGAATGACAAACGACTACATCTAATCCTTTATCACCACCTACCAGGTTACCAAAACTACTAGAATATATCATTCCAGGTTCTGCACCTTCGACATATTTAGCGCTTTGTTTGTTGCACTCAGGTGACAACTGATGAAGTATTTTTAAAATAGGTGTTGATGTATCACCTTGTTTTATTTCTTCAGTTCCTTTACCTGAGTCTGCTCTAAGATTTATAGCAGCTAGTGCGCCTGCACTATTTTTTTTGACTACGTCAGTATTTGACATGTTTACTCCTTATTGTTTATTGTTTATCGTTTAACTTTTGGTTTTTATTTTCGTTTGATTTCCTTCAAACGTCCAAAAAAGATCTTCTGGAACTTCTTTACCTTTGTTCTTCCAATCTTCCATGGTTACTTTTAGGGTCATGGCATGAACTGCTTCTTTTTGAGAAGGCTCATAACCTTGACCCTTTGCAAGGTTGACATAAGTCATTGCCTTGTTTTCTTCGCCTTGACCAAAGTTAACTGTGATTTCATTTTTCACAATGTCACCCAGGCCATTGTTTCGAAGCCATTGTATTGCCTCAGCTTTTTTATCAGCTTTCATCGTGGCACTGTACACTTTTTTAATTGATAGTTCCGAACCATCTTTTAATTTAACTGTACTTAAATTCATCTTATTCATAATTTCTGGTATGGTAAAATTATTAATATATTTCTCTTGTGCTTTTAACTCTTTAAGTTTTGATTCTACAGCTAAAACCTGTGCACCAACAGATTTTAATTGTTCAATTGCTTCAGATAATTCTGTTGGATCAAATACATCAACTTGATCTGGTGCATCTTCTCTTAAATTAATTGTCATACATTTTCCTTTCGTAAAATGTATATATAGGATAATTTTATAGTGTCAACTACTTTTGATGAATATTTATTTCTATTGGATAATAAGTTTTTTCTTGTCTGTCCCACTTCAACAATTTGTATTTACCGTTTGTTATATCAGAGACAACTGAACAAACAACTCCTATTATAGCTGGATCTCCTGATAATAAAAGATAATCGTCTGACGTGAAGTTTTTTAGAAGCGTTCTAAGTTTTATAATTAATGGTCCTGGTGATAAAATAATTTGAGAATACATGGGAAGAAGAGTCTCAATATCGCCATATTTCTGTGCGCCTAAAACGTTATATTTTGGTTGACCTGTTTCTTTATCTACAGGAATTTGTTGAGTTAAATATACTTTGCTCATTGACTATTTCTTTTAATTGTATATATACATTTTTAGAAAGAAAAAGCAAATTATGTTCTACAAGTTTAAAACTAAACCATATCAACATCAACTTGATACTTTAAAAGAATCTTGGGACAAAGAAAACTATGCTTATTTTATGGAAATGGGCACAGGTAAATCTAAGGTTTTAATTGATAATGCATCTATGTTGTATGACAGAGGTTTGATAAATGGTTTATTATTAATAGCACCAAAAGGTGTATATAAAAATTGGTATGACTCTGAAATACCTACGCATATGGCAGATCATATAGAGAAAAAAGTTGTGTTATGGAAAACATCTGACAAGTCTATTAAACAAAAAAAAATATTAAATACATTATTTGAAACAGGAACTGACTTTCATATTTTAATTATGAATGTAGAGGCTTTTTCTTCTGGTGATGGTACAGCTTTTGCAGAAAAATTTTTATCTTGTCACAAAACAATGATTGCAATAGATGAATCTACTACAATTAAAACACCTAAATCAAATAGAACTAGAAATATTGTAACCTTACGTGGTCTTGCAAAATATAGAAGAATATTAACAGGTTCTCCTGTAACTAAATCACCGTTAGATTTATTTTCTCAATGCGCTTTTCTTGATCCCTGGCTCCTGGGGCATGAGTCTTACTGGACATTCAAGTCTCGTTATGCAGTTACCAAAAAAATATTAACCAACGGTAGACAGGTAGAAATAGTTGTAGGCTACAGACATCTTGGTGAGTTATCAGAAAAGATAAAACCATTTTCAAAAAGAATATTAAAAGAAGATTGTTTAGATTTACCTAAAAAAACTTGGATGAAACATACAGTAGAACTAACTAAGGAACAGAAAAAAGTTTACAAACAAATGAAACAAGAGGCTATTGCATTTTTAGATGGTAAGATGCAATCATCTGCAACAGTCATGACCCAACTTATGCGTTTACATCAAATAACTTGTGGCCATTTTACAGCAGATGACGGTACTATAAAAGATTTACCATGTAGTAGATTAAACGAATTGATGGAGGTATTAGAAAAAGTAGAGGGCAAAGCTATTATCTGGTCACATTACACACATGATGTAAAAAGAATTATAAAAGAAATACAAAAACAACATGGAGAAGAATCTGTTGTAGACTATTTTGGTGAAACAGATCAGGAAAGTCGGTCAATTAATATAAAGAGATTTCAAACAGATGACAAGTGTAGATTTTTTGTAGGAACCACACACACGGGCGGGTATGGTATCACATTGACTGCCGGTAGTACAATGATTTATTTTTCAAATGGTTATGATTTAGAAAAAAGACAACAGTCTGAAGCTCGTATAGATCGTATAGGTCAAGAAAAACCTATGACATATATTGATATTATTGCAGAAGAAACGATTGATGACAGAATAGTAAAAGCTTTACGTAAT